ATATTACATATCTGAAGAATTGAAGATTCCGCCATATTGCCATATAATGGGCGCAGGTATTGATAGTACAATTATTCATTTAACAGGATCTGCATCATCTGGCCCATTGATGCGTACAGTTGATGGAAATAGTACTCCGGGTAATTATACACCATTTGCTAGTATGACATATACTGAGTCTCGTCCAAGATTTATTACTATTGAAAAACTAACTTTACAAACTGCTCATTTTGATACTATTTTATTACTTGATAACACTGACACATCTATTTTTAATCAAGTAAAATTCTTAGGTAATTGGAGCAATGGTGAACAACCACTTGGATCTGATCCTACTGATACAGAAATGCAGACAGCTATCTATTCAAGAAGTACATCAGGTGTTCATAGACCAGAAAATGTACAATTTCATTCTTGTGTCTTTAATAAAACAGGATTTGGATTTTACAGTGAAACTGATCATAATGACATTAGTTTTCATAATTGTCAATTTTATCAATTATATGATGGAATTCAAGCAGGGGGCGATGTATTTGGTGCAGTTAATACAAAAGTTGAAGGTTGTTATTTTGACCTTGTTGACCGCTACGGTATTTGGATTAAATTAGGTTACGGTAATACTTCAGCAAATAATAAATTTATGTTGGTCGGAAACAATAACGAAGGTCATGCTAATGCTACCTATCCAATTATAAGATATGACACACATAATAACCAAAGCATTAATGATTTTTTTGAGAGAAATACAAAGTTAAAAGATCAAACTGTTTATGGTCTTGTACCTTTCTATTCAAATGTTAAGAGTCCGGGACTTGTTACTGATCCAACTTCCTTCATTAAGAATCTTGAATCAACTCCAAGTATTCCTATAGAATTTTTCCGTTTACCACTACATGCATCTTCTACATATGTAATTGATTATGTAATTCACAAGAACACTTTAGGATCTTGCATTAGAACAGGTGAAATACATTTAACTGTTGATTTTGATGGTAATGGTGTTCATATTGAAGATAATTATACATATAAAGGAAGCACTACAGTTGAAAACATTGAGTTTTCTGCAGAGCTTAAAGACTATGATAATGATTATGTTAAGGAGACTTTAGTTCTTAAACTTTGGAACCCTACAGGTAACGGACTCGGAACTATGAATTATTCTTATCGTACTTTAACTAGAGGAAATTAACCTACCTAATGATCTTTTTTGAGAGTTTTGAGACTCGACTCGCTAAATGGGTTGAGTTTCGACAAAAACTTGAAGAACATACTGATCCTATCCAAGCAACTATTGATTTTTGGAATACTGCTCCTATTAGCTCTAGAACCTGTGATCCATTTGATAAATCAACTTGGCTCGATGCATGGGATCTCATTGAAGATAATCATTATTGCGAATTTTCAAAAATTCTTGCAATATATTACACATTAGTTTTAACGGATAGATTTAAAGATAGCTACTTTGAAATACAAATAATAAATGATCGCGAAGCTCACGAATTGCGCTATTTGCTATTCGTTGATGATTCCGTTATTGGTTATTTTTATAATCGTGCTATTATGCAGGAAGATCTACCACTAGATATAACTGTACAAGCATCGTATCCAATGCTAAAGGAATATTCATAATGGTAGATTAAAATGGATAAATTAGTTAATTAATACTATACAAAAGTACATCAAATTAGTATAATAGATATTATGAGACAATTTATCATTTTGAGACAGAGAAATATATTACCACAATATG